TACCGTTTGTCTCCACTACCTTGTAGCACACCCCTAGCCTTTCGGTCATGTAGCTTACGTAGATTATTCTTTGCAAGCTCTGTCATGTCTACGTTTAGATCACGACACAGTGCAGCTATGTACCACAGACAATCTCCTACTTCATCTGCAATTGCATCACGATCAAACTTACCATCACGCAAAATCTTCTTTACCTTGTTGGCGACTTCACCTGCCTCTGCTGCCAATCCTAATGCGGGGTAAAGTACTTGATGATCCAGTTTATAAATTGCAGTTTCTGATGCCATGTCTTGATACGACTTGAAGTTTAAGTTCTCATACTTCTTTTCCATAAATTCTCTAGCCTCTTCCTGTAGCTTGTTCATGACCCCTTACCCGTTTTAACTGATCAAAGTAGGCTTTGTTAAACCCACGTTCCCATTCCCTATACTGCATTGTATCACTAGGAAATGGGTTAACGACACGCCCCTGCCGAAAATCTTTATACCCTTTTTCTTGTTGAAATTTTAACGGTGCATCATACTTACCAAGGCCACGTTGTTTACGAGTCAGTTGTTGTTGTTGCATGTGCATGTCTCCTTATGCTACGTTGATTAATTCTGCTTCTGTGTAAGGTATGTGGTAGAACTGTTCACCCTTTAAGATGTTGCGTCCTTGTGCTTCACGCAACCTATCCTTAGTGAGGCTTGTATCTTTGATACGCCACGCTTGCTTCATGTCGTTACGAAAGATGTAGAAGTTTAGTACTCCATTCTCCCCCTCATATTTATCAAGCAACCTACCCTTGCGTTCTGGAATACGTATTTCTTTCCAGTGTGTGGGCCAATCACTTTTCCAAGCCACCTTTACTTCTGCTTCATTGTAGTATGTATACTCTTCTTTCTTAGATACGATGTCTACGTAGTAGTTCTCTTCCGTGTTTTCAATATCGTGACCAACACTCTCTAAGTATTGTACGAGTTTGTCTTTAGCTGGCGCATCATAACTTTTATAAAGCTTAGTGCTAAATTGTTTACGAGTAGGTTTCATGTATATACTCCTTCAATTCTGTGTAACCACCTAAGTGAGTTCCATCTGGTTTAAATATTTGTGGTACTGTAGTTATACTTGATCTTTTTAACAAGGACAATATCCATTTGCTACTGTCTGATTCTATATTGTACTCTGTGTAATCTAACCTTGCACCTTTCATGAGGGCTTTAGCAGCATCACAGAAGCTACATTGATTACGTGTTATTATCACCCACATTTATTTGTCTCCATTTTAATTGTTGTTTAAGTTTTATTTGATCGTGTTCACTCATTATACTCCATTCACGAATCTCGTCAATAGTTCTTTTACACCCCGCACAATAACCGTGTTCAATACGACACACTTTTGTGCAGGGTGATGGTGTATTACCTACGTCAGGTCTACGATTTCGCATGAGTCACCGGAGCAAGCCATCGTCTGCATACTTACTGTATTGTCCTCGTTCTCGTAGTTAGATAACTCTGACCAGTCAATTGATTTAGGCATGAGTGACAGTAGTTCTTTGTACTCACTCTTTCCAATCTCTTGATATGGTGCCTGTTGGTACGTGTGATCTGAGTGTGGCAAGAATGACACACCTGACATTTCATCAAAGTGTTCATAAACAAACGCACCCACAGCCATCCACTCAGCGTCACGTACTGAGATAGTCACGCTAGGTTTATGTTCACACCATGATCTTTGATAGGTCAGCCATAACTCCAACTGCTCTACCGCTGTCATGTCGTTGCGTGTGACTGCTTTATTAGGAGACTTAACAGGAAAGCTAAACACTACCGTACTATCAGGCTTCATAACACAAGGCTCATTAGGGATACCTTGATCAATCATGAACTGTGTCAGAGGGTCTTTATTATCACCACGAACAGTGCGAATATAATAGGGGCTGTGACGAGCGTGAATACCAGAGGCAGAATCAACCAGCTGTGATACTGTTCCCGAAGGTTTAACGCAGCTGATAGAAGCAGAGACAGGGATGCCAAGGCGTTCAGCCCACTCAGCGTTAGTAGCGACAGCGATAGAACGTAGATGCTCAAGGGTATTCTCCAATCCTTTGTTAGAGTTTGTCATTAGTGGGTTGTCCATAATGCCTGTCATAGATACACCAAGCAACCGTTCCTCCGCAGTGTTGTTCTGCCATACCTTACGTAGATAAGGGAACTTGATAAGGGTAGACTGTATTGTACCCAAGATGGTAGCAAGCTTTACCTTACGCTCAAGGTCAGCCAGTGTATCCGTTGCTCGTACAACACACTCCGTTAAGTTGCAAAATTGATACGGACGTAAAATGATTTCAGAACAAGGGTTTGTACCGAACTCATAGTTAGGATCACGTCTACCAAACTTAGCTGCCTGCTTCTTGGATGCTTCACGATTGAAGATGCCACGCTCACCGGACTTAGACTCAACCAGAGACAGCCACTCACGCATGAATGTTTCCATGTCTGGCTTCTCAGTGTACGATACAGAGTTGTTAGCCAAGGCACGATGCCCTGCTGTCTCCCACCACTGTCCTGACTTAGCGTGACGCATACGGTCATCACTCAGGTTAGACAGAGAGATCATAGCTGATCGGCGCACACCACCTACAACAACGATCTGACCAATGAAGCACATCAAGTCGTGGCATTCCATAGAACTAAGCTTGCGTCCTTGTGCCGCCTTGAAAGTAGCTACAGCAAAGTTAAATAGTTCTACAAGTGGTGCAGGTCCAGATGCCCTACCCCCAAATGTTTTTAGTCTTGCACCTGCAGGACGAACCTGTGATACATCCCACTTAGGGATTTCACCAGCCCATAGGAGAGCAAGAACTTGACGGAACCCTTTAGCCCAACCTTCCTTACTGTCCTTAACGACAACGACAGATTCACTCTGGAACAACTCTGGCACTTCTGGAAGCTTGCTGATGAACTGCCGCTCTACACTGAACCCTACTCCAGTGCCACAGAGAAGGATGTACATAGCCTCGTCAAATGACTTGGGGTCATCTACTGGCAGATAGCTACAGTTGTACCCAGCTGTGTTGTCACGATCCAGTGCTGGACCTGCTGTCATCATAGCTCTCATAGAGGGCATAATTTCTTGGCCCAAAATAGCTTGCTCTAGTTCGTACTTAGTTTGCTTGTCTGCCAAGTCACCAATTACATTTGCACTATAGCGTGTTACTGTATCATTCCAAGACTCACGCCCTTTGCCATCAAAGTATTTGGCATAGCGTGACTTGTGGATGAATGCTTGATAGTCTGTTGGTAAATAATTATTCATTCTCACTCCTCGTTAGTATTTTAATATTTTTAATTGTCACACCGTCCAGATCGTGTATAAAGTCCTGTAGTGTAATCTCAATTTCAGGATCAATGAAGCCATCTACAGGGACTTGGTATTCGTCCTCGTCTACGTCTAGTGTTAGGAATACTTTAACTATCACTTCGTACTCTCCTTCCTAGAAGTTTACTGTTAATACGTTACCATCTCGTTTGTCTACTCGTGGTTCAGGTTCATCATCTCCATACGTTTCATCAACTATTTTTAAAAGACTGTGACGAAACTCTGCATTACTTTCCATTAAAGGTATGGCTGAAATTAACATCTCTGTCAACATACGTAAGTGTGCGTAGTCTTCCTTGTTTAAATCATTGTAGTCTGTTGTAAGCATACCTACGTCAATATCGCCTGTCCACTCTCCATCTTCTACGTAAGGTGAAACACGTATGATAAAATCATTAGGTTCAAACTTTATGAATGATGCTAAGTCTCGTTCTTCTGTCATGCTAACTCCTTTTAATTTTGTCATTAGGGAATACCACTAAGTCTGGGTGGTTGTCAATACCTTTTTCCTTTAACCAATCTTCTGGTACAATCCTATCTGCATACAGAAGTTTATTCTTTTCACACCATGTAGCATATGTACTCTTGGCACCCTTACTTAGCTTACGCTTGCTGCTCTCAAACACAAAGCGTATGTCTAGGTTAGGGTGTTGCTTTTTAATAGCAAGATGTTTACGTCTATCACTAGCTGTAAACAATCCCTTTACTTCTATGATTAATCCGTTAGGCAGTACGAAGTCAGGGGTATAGGTGCGGTACATCAAGTCTTCCCATTCAATTTTAATGGCTTCATACTTGAACTTTACTTTGTGTTCCTTCAAGTAATCTTTGACTTTGATTTCTAACCCACTCCTATACCCATGCTTCATTGCAGCACGGAACTGCTTTCCATTCATTAGATTACCCAACCACCTCGCATGGTACGGATACCAAGGCTCTTTAGTTCTTCCATGATGGCACCGTCTGCAGCCTTACGTGCTTCCATAGCGGTACGTAAACCTGCATAACGTTGCTCATGTAGCTCACGTTTACGTTCTCTTAGTTCCTCTTCCATTGCCGCAATCTCTTCTTGCATTTGTTTTACTTCATCATCACCTAGCATAATTTACTCCTCTATATATGACACAATCTTTGGGTCTTTTGCTTTTGACATACGGGCTGGCTCCTCTACCATATTGGGCCAACAAGCATGTCGGTAGTCACAGAATCTGCAGCCATCGTTTAGTACTGTATTACCCGTTGGCTTACCCCTAAAGTGCTCAGGCACTGGAGCGAAGCAACGCTTGAATACATTCTCGTTGACTGTCTCAACTGTATTCTTGATCTTGCCTAGTTCTTCATCCATGTCAAGGTTATCAGCTGGTACGTACTTGAACTCACCATTGGCTTTGTTCACTACCCACCAACCACCAGCACGTTTGCCAGATGCTTTAGCGTAACCTGCTAACTGTCCTACGTAACCAAAGCTATCACCCTTTGCAAGTGTATCAAAGGATTCAAACTTGTTACGATAGGACCAGTCAGAAGCTGACTTCACATCATCAACAGCACCATCTACAATGAGATCATAGCTGCCATTAACTTTAGTTCCCGCACTATCTCCCACATCTAATGTAACGTGGTCTGTGTCTTCAAACTTTACTCCTGCTTCCGTTAGTAGTCCTTTAAATACAGCCTCTACTATATCACCTAGCATCATGTTCATGATGAAGGTTGTCGGCTTGGGCAGTGCAGTCTCAGGTCTGTTCTTTTCAAACCACAGTTGGCAAGTAGGACGCCCAACATTGGACATCCTTATTCTAAACTCACCACGAGACTTACCACTACCAAACTGACGTTTCAATGCATCAGCAATT